CTGTAGATCCAGAGATCCACCCGGGCGTCATCAAGAAAGACTGCATCGTCATCGACTTCGGCACGAGCATCCTGACCCATGGGGAGCTGGATGATGACGTGGACCTCGACGGCAATGACGGAAGAGAAATGGGCTTGGCTCCGCAAAAGGAGTGCCCAGAATGCGAGTTCCTCGTCCCTCAAAACGCGAAGGAGTGTCAGAATTGTGGACACCTCTTCAAGTCGTCAGCGCCAGACGAGAAGGAAGAACTTCACTCATTTGAACTCACCGAGATCGACCTCATCAGCAGATCTCCATTCCGCTGGATCGACCCGTTCGGCACTGGCGCATGCAAGATGGCAACAGGCTTCAATGGCTTCGGCATCGTCATCGAGACAGAACAGGACACCTGCATCGCCATCGTCAAGGAGAAGGGCGGCAGAACACGCGTCGTCTCAATCGGCACGAAAGTGCAGGCGACAGCGGCAGCAGATGATTTCCTGCGTGAAGTGGAAAATGGCAAAGCTGCCAGCAAGACAAAGCGTTGGCTCGACGAGTCCGTAAGCGAAAAGCAAAGAGAACTTCTCGCGCTTCAAGGCGTCACAGTTGGGCGCTTGGACTACTCTTGGACACGCTACAAGGCAGCGTGCTGGCTGAACTATCTGTGGAACAGGCAGGCAATCGACAGCATCATTAACAAGATGGGCTACACAAATGCAGCGTGACGAGATCCTCGACAAGGCCAAAGACCTCATCAACGGCGACCGCGCCCGTGACTACGGCGACGCACTATCCATGCACCAGCGCGTTGCTGACGGATGGAACGTCATCGTCTGGCGCGCCATCGAGACGCACGGCAAGCTGACGCCCGCCCATGTCGCTCTGATGATGGATTGGCTCAAGACCTCACGCATCCTAGTCACCCTCGAACATACCGACTCATGGATCGACAAGGCAGCTTACAGCGCCCTCGGCGGCGAGATGGCCACCAATGGCAAGGATTGAGGTCCATATCGTCACCACAATCCGTGAGCCGTCAGGCGAGATCAGGGCATTCACTGACCCTGTGATGTGCTTTGTCGAAGACGACTACGACAAAGACATTGTCGAAGAGCGCGCAGTCAACCTGCTAGACGAACACTGCCGGAAGTTCTCCAAGTTCTATGATATCATGTACTGCACGGCCAATGTCTTCATCCGAGGACAGTCCATGCTTTCACTGAGCCATCTGAACGAGGACCTCCCGAACAATATCGTCCCACTCCACAGCCCGGACAGATGAAATGCAAAATCCCTTCGAGACCACAATCGAAAGCAAGGTGCAAAGAAACGGCCCCATGGAAGAACTCACGTTCCTGTTCGGCAAGTTCGGATGGGAAACAAGGCTGTGCGATCTGACAGAGAAGCAGGTAATCAGCCTCATCTATGGTATCCAAGAAGCCAACAAGATTGAGGATGAGCATGACCTCGCAACCATCGAGCGCACCTACGTTGAGTCAACTGGCACTTGGCCAGCTACAAGCATCCCGTTCTAGCGACCCAACAGCCGAACAAGTGTCGGCTCTGGTAGATGCCGCGATCCTCGCGGATCACGAAAAGAAACCCAGACGTGCTTACATCGGCGCGTCGTCCTTGGGCGACGAATGCTCGCGCAAGATCCAGTATCGCTATCTCGATGCCCCCGTGGACGAGGACAAAAAGTTCCCGGCAAGAACCCTGCGGATCTTCGCGCTCGGACATGTTCTGGAAGACGAGATGGTCAAGGTCCTGCGCATGGCAGGCTTCGATCTCAGAACCCAAGACTCGAAGGGTAAGCAGTTCGGCTTCTCCATCGCTGAAGACCAAATCGCAGGGCACATAGACGGCGTGATCTGCGGCGGTCCTAACGTCATCGGCTACCCATGCCTCTGGGAGAACAAGACAGCCAGCGACAAGAAGTTCAACGAGTTCGTGCGACATGGTGTCGCCAAGGCCAATCCCGTCTACGCAGCGCAGATAGCCATCTATCAAGCCTACATGGACCTGACAGAGAACCCTGCGCTCTTTACTGTCGTCAACAAGAACACCTCAGAGATCTACTACGAACTCGTTCCCTTCGATGCCGAGCTTGCCCAACGCATCAGCGACCGAGCGGCAAACATATTGACCGCTTCAAAAGCCAATGACATCCTGCCTCGCATTGCGCAGACGCAAGACTACTTCGCCTGCCGCATGTGCGAGTTCCAGAAAACTTGCTGGGATAGCCAATAAAAAAAGGCAGGGCCGAAGCCCCGCCAGTCACCCAACCAAAAAGAAGCGTGCGAGAACAATATAATGTCGATCATCCCCTTTGGCAACACAAGATCTAGCGGGGACAAGAATCTAGCCCAGCTAATCAGCGAGCGTGTGCCGCGCTCAGTGCAACTCTCAGACCTTCTCGAAACCTTCCCCCAAGGGCAGCGAAAAGGCGAAGTGTTTACAGTTGGCTCCTTCAACGGAGAGCCCGGCAAGTCGCTCAAGATCGACATCGCCATGCACAGCCCGCACTTCATGCAGGGCTCAGACTTCGCATCCGGCGAAGGTGTCGGCGGCATCTGCAAGGTCCTCATGGAAGGACGCGGCTGGACGTTCCAAGAGGTCGTCAGCCACTACAGATCCTACATCGGCGATGTCGCACCGCCTCGCGTAGCCCCGCCCCAAAATCCCATCAGGCCCCCCGAGACAGTATCGTCTTCTCCCCCGACTGCGTCCCGGCAGATCGACATCAACACGCCCCACGATGGCGAACATATCTACTCCTCCGTCGATGGAGAGATCATCTGTATCGTGCGGCGATACATCGCTAGAGACGCTAACGGACAGCCCGTCCTCGGCTCTGACGGCAAGCCCAAGAAAGAGTTCCGGCAGTTCTCTCAGGGTAGCCCATACCCGAAGATGCCTGACATTCGTCCGCTCTATAATCTGCCCGGCATCAACACCGCTGACCGCATTATCTGGGTCGAAGGAGAGAAGTGCGCCGACGATCTCAACAAGCTCGGCTACGTCGCCACATGCACCCTCGGCGGTGCAGGCATGCTCTCGCCCAAGTCAGCGCCAAGTTACGACTTCTCGCCGCTCCAAGGCAAAGAACTCATCATCTGGCCAGACAACGACGCATCCGGTGCCAAGGTCGCCAAGCTGGTGCAGGAACTCGCTGCAAGGGCCGGTGCGCGTTCGATCACCATGCTAACGCCCCCACGGGGCAAGCCAGAGAAGTGGGACGCCTCCGACGCTATCTCTGAAGGCTTCGACATCGCGGCCTTCGTTAACGCGCCGAACAAGGCAACCAAGAAGCCCATCAACCTCCTCGACAACTCGCTGCTGATCTCCGAACAATTCCGTGGCCCAGCACCCGAACAGCACTTCCTGATCGACAGCACTCTGCCGCTTGGCGTCCCCGTCGTCTTCGCTGCCGCAGGCGATAGCGGCAAGGGCATGATGACCCTCGATCTCGCCATGAAGATCGCTTCAGGAAAGCCAATGCAGTTCGCCTTCGGTGGCCTAGTCTCTCACTTTGGAAACGTCGTCCTGCTTTGCGCCGAGGACGACAAGGACGAGATCCATCGCCGCATCGAGCGTCTGGACCCGAACGGGGACAGGTTCAACTTCGAGCACAACCTCTACATCATCCCCCTGCCGAACCTCGGCGGCGTCTTTCCGATCATGGTCAAGGTCGATAACTCCTACGCCATGGGGGAGGAGTTCCTTCGCCTCTATGAACAAATCCTGCAAATCGAGAACCTCGCACTCTTCGTAGCAGACCCGCTCGCTTCCTTCGTCCACGCAGACGTAAACGCAGATCCAGCGGCAGGCGCAGCATTCATGGGCATGCTCGCCCAGATGGCAACCGAAACCGGCGCTACCGTCATGGTCAACCATCACATGGCAAAGATCAAGGACAGCGAGCCCATCACAACTCCGGAGCAAGCCCGTAACCTGATCCGTGGCACTTCAGCCATCGTCGATGGCGTCCGCGCTGCCTTCGCCCTCTGGCAAGTCGAAGAGAAGACCGCACGAGAGTTCTGCAAGTTCCTCAACATCCCGTTCTCGCGCAACATCTGCTTCGATGGGGCAGTGGTCAAATCCAACGGCCCAGCCAACCGCGAGATCCGGCACTTCGTGCGCGACATGAACACAGGCCTGCTCAAGGATTGCAGCATCGAACTGCTCGCAGCCCAGACAGCCAGCGGCAACACAGACATGCGCCGCAACGCCCTCATCGGCTTCATCGAACTGCGTGAGAACAATGGCGAGGCAGTCATGATGACAGGCCGCAACGGCGTCCACGAGGTCATCCAGACCATGTCCAACGATCACATCTTCATCAACGCCCTCAAGCCGTGGTCGAAGTCCACCATCAAGACCGAACTCGACTACCTCCTCTCCACAGGACAAGTCATCCTCAAGGCCCTCACCCCCAGCGGTGCAACCAAGTTCCTCGGCGTTCCCGGTGGCCCCCTCTCGCGCGGTGAATATCAACCCACGACCGCACGAGATAATGTTTGACTTGTGTGGAATAAGTTACTAAGTTTCCCATGCTAGCAACATAGGAGGCACAGATGGCTATGCAATTCTTCGGCGCTCTCTCCACGCGGGAGGAGCGTCCTTCTCTAGAACAGGCTCAGAGCATCATCGGCGGATGGGTCGAGATGATCCATGTCGGCGACGTGCAAGTCCTCGTCGATGAGGAAGGTCTGATCAAGCAACTGCCGATCAACGAGAAGGCCAGCGACATGTTTGGTCGACCGCTCTACGGGCCAGTTCTCGTCCTCGAAAACGAAGCAAGGTGGGACTGATGGAACTCTCAGACAACGCAATCAAAGGCTTAGACCGAATAACCGCCATAGCAGACATCATCTTCAACGATCCCAAGACGCCTTGGAACAAAGATCGTGCGCTGATGATCCAACGACTGGTCGAAGCAATCAAGAAAGGCGAAGACCTACATGACCCTGCTGACTGATGCCACCGTTCTCATAACAGGGGGCACAGGCTCCTTCGGCCAAGCGTTCGTAAAGGCAGCATCTGCCCACAAACCCGCTCGCATCATCGTCTACTCGCGAGACGAAATGAAGCAGTGGGAAATGGCCAAGAAGCACCCACAGGTCAAATACTTCATCGGAGACGTTCGTGACCGCGAGCGTCTCCATCTTGCCATGCGCGGCGTCGATTACGTCATCCATGCCGCAGCCATGAAGATCGTCCCGTCAGCAGAATACAATCCCTTCGAGTGCATCAAGACCAACGTCATCGGCGCGATGAACGTAGCCGACGCAGCCACAACATGCGGCGTCAAGAAGGTCGTAGCCCTCTCTACCGACAAGGCATCCTCGCCCGTCAACCTCTACGGCGCATCCAAACTCTGCTCAGACAAGCTCTTCATCGCCTCGAACTCCTACAGCAACACAATCTTTTCCGTCGTGCGCTACGGCAACGTCATGGGCTCACGAGGCTCAGTCATCCCGCTCTTCAAATCTTTCGTGGGGACTAAAATCCCCATCACAGACATCCGCATGACACGCTTCATGATAACCCTCGACCAAGGGGTGGATCTCGTCATGCACGCACTCAACGACTCAATCGGAGGCGAGATCTATGTTCGCAAGATCCCCTCCATGAAGGTCGTAGAGATAGCCCGAACAATTCGGCCAGAAGCGTCGTTCGACATCATCGGCACACGGCCCGGCGAAAAGCTGCACGAACAAATGATTGGCCACGAAGACGCGCCATACACCTACGAATACCAAGACTACTTCAAGATCCTGCCAGCCATCTACGACTGGCACCTCGATCCCACACGCATCAAGGACGGCGTCGCTGTCTCACCATCCTTCTCCTACACAAGCGACAACAACGCACACTGGATGACGTCCGAACAACTCAAGCTCTGGCTCACACATGAAACCCTATAGCCGTCAGCAGATCGACGAAGACGACATCGAAGCCGTCACCTCGATCCTCCGTTCGCCTATGCTCACCCAAGGGCCAGCAGTCGAACAATTCGAGAAAGATGTCTGCGCTGCCGTTAAGGCACGCTTGGGCGTCGCAATGAACTCCGCAACCTCCGCACTTCACGCAGCCTGCAAAGCACTCTCCGTAAGCGAACGAGATACTGTCTGGGTCAGCCCGATCAGCTTCGCAGCCACAGCAAACTGCGCCCTCTACTGCGGCGCAAATGTGGACTTCGTGGACATCGACCCAGATACTTACAACATGTCAACCAAAGCCCTCTGGGACAAACTGCAAACCAGCAAGAACAAACCGAACTTCCTTAATGTCACCCACATGGCAGGCATGCCAGCGAACATGAAAGAGATCCGAACATTTGCCAGAACAGTCGGCGTGCGCGTTATCGAAGACGCAGCACACGCTTTCGGCGCGCGCTACGACGAAAAAACG